CCATGCTTCGTCAAGTGCGTTTTCGCTATCAACTAGGATAACATAAATGCCTTGTTCTTGTGCATGTCGAATAATATTGCCGGAGCAAATATAACTTTTACCAGCGCCTGATTCGCCAGCAAATACAGTTACCTTACCCAGTGGTATACCTTTAAAAAAGTCTCCACTGATCAAGTAATTGAGTGCGTAATTTCCAGTTCCTACCCAGTCTGTTGGGTCATTAAAACCTATACCAAGTCCATCAATAGACTTGGTGATAGATTTACGGAACTTTGATATATCAAATGTTCGATTTACCAATTTTCTTCCTTTTTATTTGAGCGGCTTGTCTAGCTTCCAACTAAGGTTACTTAGCTTCTTGGCGTTTGCGGATCATTGCAATAATATCTGCGGCACGACTTCCAGATTCACTTGATGTTGCAATAGATGTTGTTTCTGTTGCCGGGGTGTCATTATGGTCTTCTGATTGGGTTGATATATCAACCGCAGGACGATCTACCGGTATAGATGCTGGCTGAACAAATGCTTGTTGTGGAGCATTACCTTTCATACCGTCTGGTTTATAGTATTGACCCCAACGATCCATGTCAAATGCTTCACCCTCCACCGATGCTTCAAACATTAATTTAATAGCCTTGAGTTCAACATCTGTTGGTTTCTTAGGCAAGAATGATTTTAAATCAAACAATCCATACTGCTTGATTGCAGCCAATTCTTGTTCGCTTAAGGCACGTTCACGACGACTCCAGTTTGAAGTTGTGTAATCTGCGTAACCGCCCTTGCTTGTCTTAGCAATCTTAAAATCCAAACCACGCACATAGTCAGTTGGCAATTCTTCGATCTCACTATCCATAAGCGCATTTTTAACAATGTTAAAAATTTGGCTGCTCATGATAAAGCGACGGACTGGATTTTCTGGAATCTTGTCCTCTTGTAGTTTGCTGTCAACTACCAAACCTTGGAACAAGTAACTTTTCTTTTTCCAATACTTACGACCCATTTCTTCCAAGCTCTTGTCCTTAAACCAAGGACGTACTTCTTGTAGAACTGGGCATGACTCACCCCACATTTCCATACAAGGCACTTGTACAGTTACGGGTTTGGAATTTGTGTCGCCCTTAACACCAGCAAACGGCAATTTGATCATTGCTCGCTCAATCCAGAAAAAAGTGTTGTTTGGGTCTTGGTCAGGAAGGAATCTGACTGTTGCTGTTTGTCCTTCTGCAATATTCCAATGTGCGAAAATTGCGTTGTCACCACCACCGCCGCTACCGGTGTTTTGTTGAGATGAAGCTTGTAGCTTCGCGCGGATGTCTGCTAATGTTGCCATAATGTATTTCCTTAATAAATTTAAATGTTATGCCACTCTTTTATAGAACACTGCCTAAAAAAGAAAAAACGCATATAACGAGTATATGCGCTTTTATTTATCAAAGCAAGAGTTATCTTGCTATATTTTAATTTTATTTTGCCAATCCAGATAATTTCAGAATATCGGATATTTCTTCACTCATGCCAATTTTTTTGACTAAATCTTTCATACCCTGTTTTGTAGTTGGACTAAGGTTCTTTTCATTTTCTAAATCTCGAAGGCTTACTTTCCAATCTCCGCCTTCTCCGCCTTTTTCTTTGCGTTGACTTGCTGGAATTTCAGATTTTTTAACTTCTTCAGCGCTCATGATATTGTTGCCGGGGCGCCCAACATCGCCGATACTTTCTATTTTGGTCTTGACGTTACCCAACAATTCTCGTAAACGTGCCAACCCATCGGACTGTACAGGGCCATGTTTTTCTTCCCATTTCTTAGATAATTTTTCCATGAATTCTATTGCCAATGATTCTGCTTGTTCGCCAATTTCTTCACCAAATTTTTCAGAACATGATTTTTTAACTTCTAAAGCAATATTTGGAGCACCATTAAATGGGCCAACTTCTGGATTAGATTCGTTAAAGCGACTTTTAACTAATTTGGCTACTTCCTTAACAACTGCTTCACGTGTTGGCATTGTCTTGTTGGGAAACCCGCCCTGTTCTTGGTTCTCTGCTGCCGCCTGTTCTTCGCCTGCTTGCGGGTCTTTGGCAACGGGCTTGTTGTCTGACATACCCAGTGCCACTAGTAGTTCTGGATAATCATGTTGTGCCCACACTTTGAAAACTTCCATGGCATTTGTAGAATCATCCACATCTTCCATTTTTTCAAGTTTATCTTTTAAGTCGCTTGAGTCTAACCCTAATTCGCTAAAAAATTGCCATGCTGTTTGCCCTTGTGGACCCAGTTGTAGTTTGCCATCTGGCAAATCCTCAACTTCTTTTTTCAATGTTTCAATTTGATCGTCTGTTAATTTACCTTGTTCAACTGCTTCTGCCCATTCAGAGAATTCATTAAAACTTTCTTTTGTAATTTTATTATCATCATCTTTACAAGCACCATCGTGATGCTCGCCGCAATCGGGACAGGCATCGTCGTCGTTGCCTTCATTTACATAACTTTCAAGATCAACGGTATTTGTTTCACTCATAATTTTATGTAATAATGGGAAATATTGTGCTAGATCCTCCTCAAATTTTGTTTGTGTAAATTTTTGTTTGTATTCTTCCATGGTAACAGCATCAAGCATTGTGCTGTCATCTTCACCACCATTAAATTTATCGATCCAATTTTGATAATGCTGTCGTTTGCCTAAACATTCCACCTGCGCTTTTAATTCTTGTAGTCGGCCTACGGCTCGCTCTGTAATTCCTGTTGCGTCATCATGCAAAGTGGCTCTGTGTACCTTACGTTGAAATTCCTGTAGTTGAGCAATTTGCTCGCTCATGTTAACAATTGCTTTGCCTGCGGGGTCATGTGGAACCCCACCGTGATCCACGTGTTGTGCCATTGCAAACGCACCTGCTGGGTGAATGAAAGGATATTTGAATCTTTCTCCGTCTGCATTTTGAATAAAAATTGCCTTGATGTTTTTGCGTTGTGAACGACTGCCTGCGTATTCTTCGTCAACTGGTCGAGCGTGTCTCATAATAACTTCTGTTCGTCCTTGTACGGCACGGCTGGTTTTTTTAGAACTTTTACTGTTCCATTTAGATTCGTTCATTGTTGTCATGTCATCTTCCTTGGGGGCTTGTGTTTTTGCTAGATGTTGAAAATCATTTTTATCAAGATTATTTTTGGCAATATCGCGGGTGTCAAACCGCAATAGTCTGCGCATGGCAAAAAATCTCATTTCTTTTAAAAATCCAAACCATTGTTTTTTAACAATGTCATCGTAATTTTCTGTAATACCTTGACTGTAATAAACTTTCAAACTACCTAGGTCGTTCAAACTGATGCTGACACGCCCTATATTATTGTCTTCAATAATAACATCAAAGTCAAAGAACCGTGCTTCTGCTGGATCAATTGTTACGGCTCCAGTTTCGTCCCCCATTTCTAGATTTTGGAAACGGCTGCGAACTTTGTCGAATAAATCTTGGCTGATAATTTGAATAGGTTTCATACAATATATTTATATTAATAGGCGGATATATAAATGGGCATGGGAAGATCATGTTCTTCTAATCCGTCTTGATCACGCATTTTATCGTACACAGCAGGATCCCAATCTTGCAAAGTTATTATCATTCTAATTGCTAGCAATAAACTAGATACCAAATCGTCGTGTTGTCCTGTTTTTGCTTTGAAGGTTACACCGTCAGCCACAAAAGATTTCAATTCGCTGAGTAATGACTTACTACGAATTTTTAATTTTTTAGTCTCTATCAACTGTTTTAGCTTGGCACAGGAAGCAATTTTACTGCCGTGGGTTGTGTTAAATCCTCTGCGGAATCTGCGTACATGACCACGTTTGACTGGTTCACTTAAAAACAATCCTGGGAAACTTTCTTCGCCTAGTGCTTCTATAGCCATTAAAGCACTTTCACCCAGTGTGTTATTTTCAACGCTATAATAAATGCTAGAGGTTACATTTGCAACTTTACACCGTTCTTCAATATGATTTATGATATCTCTCATGATACGTACTTGAGATTGTACTGGGGTAAGATTGTGATGCCATTCTGCCACCTGATCCATGCTGGGAATTTCTATGACTTGAATGGCCGCATAGTCGCCTCCGGTTCCTAGACTGGGGTCTAAACTAATAATATATGTACTATGCGGGTTAATACGTTTGTACCACCGTGCTTGTCCCATTTTCATCTTTGGTTCTTCACCTTCTAATCCTGACAAACATATTGAGCTGATCAACGTTTCATCAAAAATCAAAAATTTGCATTCATGTTCACGTTCAAATCTTTCAGCGCCCAGCTGACTACGCATTTCGTCAGCCCATACCTTGTCTCGATCTGGGTGTTGATTCCAAATAGCCATATAAGGGTAGTATCCATTACGACCCAACTCTGTAGTGTTACCGTATTCATCAACTCGCTTGTTCGCTTCATTCCAAATTTGTGCGAACTGATCTTCATCGCTGTTGGGTGTTGATGTAATAATGGCTTTACCACCAGTTGCTAGTGTAGGAGCAATGGAAGTCCAAAATTCAGTGGCAATGTTGGGTTCAACATACGCGAATTCATCGCAATAGAGTAAAGACACGCTCATACCACGACCAGTTGTTTCAGTTGTTGTTTGTGCTACAATACGCGATCCATTTTCAAATTCGATACTTTGTTTATTATAACTTGTAACACCAGCACGAACCCAGTCGGGGCAAGTTTCATAAGCATACCGCAGACGTTGCATAATCTCCTGTGCACCTGTATATTTGTGGGCACAAATTAATATAGTACTATCTGGCATGAACATGGCATACCACAGCAAATACCCCACTGCAGTTGTTGTTTTACCCATTTGTCGTCCCAACATGTTGACACTGAATCGATGAGTGTGATAACTTTCCAACAGGTCATCTTGATAATCAAAAGCGTCGTATTTGATTTGACCTTTGGTGGCATGTTGAATATAGAAAAAGTTTTTTAGAAAATACTTGGGCCCTTGATCGGGATCTTGGCATTTCATCAAATCCTCAATATCTTTTTCAGTCCATTTTTGTGTCGTGTTCGCTTTTTTGATCAAGACACCATCGAGATTTTTTGAACCCATATTTTAGATTACCTCTATTAATTTTCCCTATAAAGTATTTAATGAAAAAAATAGGCTCCGGGGAGCCTATTTGGAATATGTTAAAATTTAAGCCATGTCTTCCCAATCTTGGGGATCATGTTCATTGCCATGTTGCTCATGTTCGTCGCCGCCATTGGTTTCTGATTTCATATATTCACTCATGCTAACTACCATACCCTTGACTTGAGCGATTTTGTCTTCTACCCAATCTGGCAATTCATGTGTGCTGTTTAATATACTAGATAATTCAGCAACTTCGCGAGCTATTGTTTCTAAATTACTAACAGCCATTGAATCGCTATGATATTCTTCGCCAGACTCATGACGGTCCTCCATCATACTACCGCCAATAACTGCGTTTTCTGACTGGCTCAACTGTTGTTTAATTCTATTAATTTCACTAGCGATGCCTTTCTGTTTACTCCAGAAAGTATAATCATCACTATGTTCATAATGCGGATCAAATCTCGATTCTAGATCATGTAATTTATGTTCTAATTCTTCACGTTCTTCATGACTCAACGAAGTTGGGGTTGCTACTGCTGTATTTGTACGTTGTGATATTATTTCGTCACGACGTGCCTTTTCTTCAGCTTCGCTACCACGCAGTCTAGCATTGGGTGATACTTTTTTGGCCATCCCCAATACTTGACTGGCTAAATCATTCTCTACAACAAACTCTTTGTATTCATCCATCAATTGTTGTTCCATTGTGGCTGTTGGTTGGTTGCGTACACGACTACGTGTGTCGTGATTCTTTAGAGTATCGCCGCCCATTGCTGGATTCTTATTTGCATCTGCATGTATGCTTGTAAGAGAATCATAGCCTTCGACATTTTCGTCTGGGCTGTTGTCATACATTGCCTCATCTGTTTCTTTTTCATCACTGGTATCATTTATTTTATCTAACACGGCTCTCATGTCAGTACCTGCTGATTGCGAGGATGGCATAACTCCCACACTTGGTTCGGCTGTCATAATTGCTGGTTCATGTTCAACACCCATATGCTCATCGCCAACTTTTTCCACACCGGCCAGTTTCATGATAGCAGCCAACATACTGCCGACTTCTTCACCACTCCCGGCAGTAATATTAATATTAGCAGGATGGTTGCTTGTTGGAGAAACTGATGACACATCTTCTCTTATTGCTGTAGAATCTTCCATTTCGGTGATTACATTTGAGTTATTGGCATCTAGCTCGGCCAATCTCTGTAGTACGTTGATCATTTGCATATTATTTTTTCCTTGGGTCGTAGTCCGTTTGTGCGATTGGACTGTTTGATGACATTTCTTCATTACTCATGATTGGACCAACTTCACCTTCGGGAATGATTTCACCGCGTGCCTTACGTTGCAGTTTCAAAACATCATTTAATTCTTTTACAAATCCACTGTTGTATTTACTACCATAATAGTCATCAAATTTTGGATCGCCGGCTTCTTTATAATCGGGATCGTGTAACAATGCGCCTTCACGTTGTACTTCGGGTGCTTGATATTGTTCGCTGGGTTCACCTGGACGAACTACTGCCAGCATTTTTGGGTTAACTTGCAATCCGGCACTTAGATATTCTGTTAATTCGTGTTGTGTTGTTGGATAGTCCACAATAACTTCAAAAATTGTAACTTCACAGTTGCGAACTTGTGGAAAGTCTAGTGGCAAACTTTGTACCGGAGTAGTTTTTAATTTTTTAAAAGTATCTATCTGAAATCTTTCAAGCATGGACTTTAATTTAGTTTCTTGATCGGCACTGAATTCGCCGGCTACTTTAACTCGAAATTCGTGTTTGCGTGTAGCAATAGATTCTGACAGATGTTCTTTGAAGGTTCTCATAGTAATTTATTTATTCATATTTTTAATTTTTTCCAAGATACTGTTACGGTCTGTGAGTATATATCCCTCGCCCTCTACAGTCTCTCCGCTCTCATTCCCGTGTTTTTTATCAATTGCTAACTTTTTGAGTTGCAAATCCACCATCTTTAATTTTTTATCAATTTTGTTGGTTTTGGCCTGAATTGCCGCGTTCATCATCTGTGCAGCCACTTCAAACATTCTAACTCCGTGACGTGCTTCTACATTCATTCCCAAATCCATTAGATCGTCATATGCTTGTTCGGCCTTGATTGCAAGAGCATCCAATTCAGAATCGCTAATATCGCCAAGTCCTTTTACACGGGGCAAGGCCGCGGCAATTTTATCAAATTCTTCTAATTTTTCTTCTAAATTGATAATTTGTTTATTTGGCGAATCTGGTGGAATCTCGATACTAGGCTCGGATTCTTCGGGCAAATTAAAAATTTCTTCTAAACGTTTTGTCATATATACTTTACTTATTTCTATCTCTTGGTGTTTCTGTAAATATCGGTTTCGTTTAGTACTCTAAATTTAATTCCGTTACTTTTACACCAATCTTGAGCCGCCGCCCACTTTGCCATATTTTTAATATACTGTGCCTGATTATACGGATTATTTCCAACTTTTTCAGCCAGCATTTGATTTGATGGTTTTAACTCAATAAGTTCGACATGTTTTTTGAGTTTTTTATCAACATAGGTAATTAAAAAATCAGGAATGTAAATTGTGGTTTTTTCAGTTAATGGATTTCTATATGGAATTCTAATAGATTCGCTGGCCCACTGCTGTATACTTGGATTATTGTCGCAAAACATCATGAAGGTAAATTCCCATCCACTTCGATAAGTGGGGGCACGATTGCCTACATATTTTTCAAGATTTTTTACTTGGTATGTACCTTGACTGAATTTCATGCTAATATGTTACGGGATATTTCAGAGTTGGGGCTAAATGCTAAAGCATATCCAAGAAAACTAGATTTATATCTATTGTAATTTAAAATTTCAGTAACCAATGCACTAATTTGTGCCGAATCGTACCCAGTAATTGTATCTAGAATTGCCATGGGATTGTAGTTATCCTTTCTGGCCTGCTGTAAAATTATGACCGCAATAGATTGAGAGGCCTGTGGATCAAATCCACGTTCGGTAAAAAATGCAATTACTGCATTTAATACTCCAGAACTCAGTTCTAGCGGTTTACTGTAGTACTGATCAAATGCCTGTACTGTACTATCCGAATTAAGTATATTTTCAAATGGTATATTGTTGTATGTTGTATTGGACATTTTTATTTACCGGGTTGTGTTTTAACAGGGGTGGCAACAATTCCGCCATTTAAATTAGGATTATTAGAATTTGTAAATATCAATGCCGCGCCTGGATTGGTTTGACTAATAGCAGCCGAGGCTTGATTTCCCCCTCCGCCTGGTTGATTTCCACCAGTGGATAGTCCACCTAAAACACTATTAGCAATACTATACCCTTCTGTTGATAAACTTGATTTGGTAATATTTGATGCGTTTTTAATTAATGTAACCGTTTGTAATGCAGCACCTAGATAATTACCTTGCGCCACTGCTCCATTTTCACCAAATATAGCATCAGCTCCAGCAATAACTCCCCCGGGCCCAAAAATAGAATTACTACCTTTGCCCCCGATACTTAGCGGGCTGGGCGAAGTATCATAATAATATGTTTGAAATTGTCCCGAGTTTGTGTCCTTGGCAATTTTTCCATGATTATAAAATACATTTTCATAAGTCAGTGTCATTTTATTATGTAGTATTTTATTACCTTGATCTTGATCTACAGAATCATGCGCCCATTCTGTTATTAATGGATTGATTAATGTATACTGTGTAAATTTTTGTTGATGTAATACAAAAATATCTACACTTTTAAAGAAAGGATCTTTCTGAAAAGAATCCAATCCATACGCATAGTTGTTACCATATTTTGTATCTTGAAAGGCCGCAGATGCTATAACAGGATCTGATTTTTTTGTTTTTTTAGAACCCGGCGCACTTAGCCCACCAAACAATTGCTTAATAAAACTTGCTTTGGCAGGGGAACTTGCCGCTGTAAAATCATCATATCCGCCATATGTACTATCTGTATAATAGTACTTGTAATAGTTTGTCCAAAGTCCATTCGTTATATCGCTGTTATCGTCATGAAATTCAATATTCACTGGGTCGTAATCTAATTTAGTTTGTACTTTAGTTTTTCTATTATATTGATTTAATGTTTCAGTTGTGATTCTAAATTTTGGTAAGTCTACTTTTTTAGCCAATAGCCCTACATCAGTTTCACCAGTTTTAGCCCATGCTGCATCTCGTATGACAAAATCATTAAAGTTAAATGATAAAAAGTATAAAAATCCAAACTTGGGAGCGCGAGCATATGTGTTACTAACATATAAATTACTAGCGTGACGATAATCTTTCATGTTAGGAGAAGGGTTACCTAATAATCCACTAGATATATCTCCCAAGAAGTTGGTAAAGGCATTGCTCATAAAATTATTTAGCCAATAAAAAAACCGAGATATTAATCCCGGTTTTATTTGGAATAGACAGAATTATCCGCCTACTGCTAATGTACGTGCTGTACGTCCAATATTTGCGCCTAGTCCAGTTACATTTCCTGCCCCATCAATCTGAACAGCGTTGTCATAACAAATTGTCATAGCAACATCCAATGGCTCATTACTTGTGTAATCCCCACCTTGATATGTTACTGCTTTAATCCAGCAACCATCTAACTGAAATGTTTCTAAAATATTTGGAGTAAATGCTCCGTTTCCGCCGTCTAGTACTTCAATCAATGTTGCAAACTTATAGTCAATCCCGGAAGCTGCACTGGCCTGCTCGAAGAAATCAAATTGTTTTTGCATTTGTTCGGCAACTTTCCGTGATACTGAATTTGTAACTTCGTCGCGAACAACAAGTTTGAGGTCGGCAAAACTATGACGCCCTGCCAGTTTCACTGTGCTATTATAAACTGGTAGTTTGATTTCTTCAAAGCTAACCTCAGGGCGAGACACGTTCATGACTTGCTTTGTCAACTCTGTTGTAGGAGTACCGGACACCCCAAACCCGTTTAAGGTAACGCGAAACCGATATTTTAATTTTGGCATCAACAAACCTTGGGAACTTGACCCTGCATTGTTTGCTAATGGTACTGAAAAATTACTTAAACTTGAAACTGGCATGTTTAATGCTCCTTATTCTTAATATTACGTTCCAGAGCCAGGAAACCCGGCTCCAAGATTGCCTGCTGCAATAGCACCTGTGTTAAGTATACGTAGCGGAATGTAAATGAACTCAATCGCTTTAATTGGCTCAATTGCAATATCTACATATAACTCATTTCGGTCAATTCTTACAGGAGTGTTGTTTGATGTATCACATACTACAATAAAATCATTCAACGCACGTTGACCAACTAACTCTAATAATAAACTTTCCACAGCGTTTTTAATTTCGCCACGTGTTTGATTATCATTTGGTTCAAACAAATACGGTTTTGCTAATATAGATAATTGTCTACGCAAATACCCCACTAACCGAGCTACATTTATACGATCTAACGAGCTAGCAACTTTTGATCTTGTATATTGACCCATGTTAACTAATCCAGCACCTTTTAAGGTTGCTATTGGATTAATTTTAACACCTGCTAATACATTGCGTAAACTTTCGTATACACTTACGGTTTGAAATTCACCAGTTAATCTATCAACGTATCCTACAGAAGTAGCATTAATAATACCACCTCGATTTAACCCAGCCGGCGCAAACCATTCATAACTAACCGCATCACTATTAACTATGGTATTCAACATCATATGACTTGGTGGGACAACAACCTTGTTTCCAGAGTTGTCATTTGTCATTCCACTTGGATAGAAAAATGCCAAATAATCATCATAAGTTACGGCACCGTCATCGCCGTTATCTGTTGCCAATGCGGCATTATTACCCCAATTACTCAATGTTGTAGCATCATTTGCTAACCGTAACGGGGTATCACCAATTACAAATGCGGTGTTACCAATATCTGTATTAAAGTTAACCATATTTTGTACTGCTTCGGGGTATCCTGGGCAAGCAATCAAATTAAATGTTAATGTTTCGGTATCACGTATTGATGTATTTGTATCAATTAATGATTTAAAAGATTCAACAATAATACTACGTTGTGATAATCGACCAAATTGTCCTTGACCTAAATTGTTATTTGGCCCAATAGAAACCCAACGATCGCCCACATCACCTTCTATTCCGGTAATATAATTCATCACGTATTTCTTAACATTGTTACCACTCCAACGTAGATTATACAACCGTGTACCTTTTGGATATAACAACGGACTTACACAGTCAGAATCAACATAGTTGCTGGCCAACAATGCGCTAATTGAAGCTGGTTGATAGTTAGTATCAACACCTGCTGTCCAACGTGCGTTGGCATAAACCCAACCATTTGGAGTGTGATGATCTGTGGTATCTTGCAATACCCACCCGCCAGTTATGGTGTTATACACAGAAATTACTTGTCCGTACATGTCAATATCGGCAGTACTGATCCAAATATCCCCAGTTACCAACGGATTACCGTTACTCTGAGTTGTTGGCGCAGTTGCCATAACAATTGGACCGTTTGGATCTGTAGTTGGGAAAGCAGTTTGATAACCAACCCATTCAGTTCCGTTGTTGTACATAATATCAACAGAGCCAATACTGCTATCAAACCACAATGTACCATCAGCTGGTGTAGTACTTGGAGCTATTGCTGTTGATTCATAAACCAATGGTGTCCAATTTGTAGCAATAAATGTGTAAGGTGGATTCCCACTAACTGTCGTTAAATCAGCCATTGGGGCTGTATACAAATTAGGTGTGCTATTTGAAAATCCAACATGAGCCAACGGTGTACCGGCACCATCATACATTTCAAAGTCACCACCCAACGCATGGCTAATTGTTAAAATATTTGTTGCTGTGTTGTAACTTGCACTAACATTTATTAACCCAGAAACGTTGATTTCTGTAGCAATATTAGAGGCCAACGTATTTACATAATCTGACGGAACTGTAATTATTAATGAGTCTGACCATGTTGTAGAACCTTTTAATGATTCTCTAATAACAAAAGTTTTGTTAGTTACAGTACTCATTGCTGCACTGGTTGTGACAATGGTAGTAGGAGCGCTAGAACTATATCTCTTAACTTTGAATTCAGCAACCGCTGTTGTAGCAGTTGTTAATCCATAGTGATCCGGATCAGTTTCAACATAGGTTGTACCTACCGCAATATTTGATCCGCCGCCTGCAAAGTCATAATTGTACAGGGCCTGTAAGTTGCTGTTGTATAACGGGGCCGTTACACTAGTCCAACTAGATGTAGCACCATTATAGTATTGTATATTCCAATTAGCACCATTCCCCGGTGTTGTTGTTTTAATCCAAACACTACCGGTTTCGGCATTTGACCCGGTTGCTGTTGTAAAATCTGGGTAACTTGTGTGTGGTCCAATTACTAATTGTTTTCCACCATCAAAACCATATTCTACTTCTACCCAAGCATTGCTATTTGCTGATGTCTTGTAATATAAAGCATCAGGAGTCATTGTTGCGCCATTGTCTGATGTAACAATCATAGCATAGTCGCCTGGTTTACCAAAACTATCAGCTGGAAGACCTGCTACTGTAGTAGTTGCGTCAAAATTATCATTGTCAATGATTAATGGAGTTATTACACTAAAACTCTGTGTTGAACTACTCCATTGGTTAATACCAAAT